AAGCACACTACCCCGCGACTTGGACAAAGGTCAACCCAATATATCCACCGCCCCCCCTTGTGGCGACAGATTAAATTTTATGATAAAATATTTTTTAATGGCAAAGAAGCGCACTCATCCCACCATCCAAGATCCACGAAAACTTCGTCGAGCCTTGCGAGATACCATGCGCGCAAGAGTCCTAGCTACCTACGACACTTGCGCAATATGTGGCCGCGAGGTTGATAAGACTCTTCACTATCTTGATCCACTTGCTCCAGAGGTAGATGAGATTATCCCAGTATCTAGGGGCGGTAGTCCTTATGACTGGGATAATCTTCAACTAGTTCATCGAATATGTAACCAAAAGAAGGGTAACAAAATGGCCGGGGATATTGATTTGAGCAAGATTGAGAATCCTACCCCCATCTCAAGAGCGTGGTAGAATTAGAGCTCATCATATACCTTGTGGATAATACTCCCACTCCAGCCTTGGGATATTCTTTCTTTAGTTACAAAGAATGAATACCTAGCATTCTTTTCAACCACCTCCAACAAATAATTAAGAATTTTGATATAGTCATCAAAGTTGTCGGCTATTGGCTCCATTCTTTTTTTGTCAACTTCTCTCTTATAGTCAAATCCATTATAAAAGTCATTTAGCTGTGGACAAATAAAATTGATAGCTCCACCAATTCCTTGATCTTCTAATCTATTAGCCCCGTCTGGTTTTGGCTCTTCTACAATCTTAATGTGAAGAATCAGATGCTCCATAATGTTGCAATAAACTAGTCTATCTGCTTTTTGATATTCAAATGGGTTAGCAACGGCCCATCTTGTATCGCTTAACATTATAGCTTTATCTTCATCAATATGATGAATTATCAATCCCTCATCAGCTCTAGTGATTTTCTTATTTTTAGTTTTACAAGCTTCAGTGACAAAATAATCACCATTGACCTTGCCGTATTTCTTCAATAGATAATCAACCAGCTCGCTGTAACTCATTGACAGCTCTTTTTCAATTTCAATACTTTTCATGGGCCTCCTAGTATTCACATGGATCTAAAAGCGAATCTTTTTCGCCGGCCATATCACGTCCAAGATATTCAAGCAAAATCTTACTAATAATTTTGTCAACAGCCTCACGTTGTTTATTGTTTACAATCACAGCATCAAGCACTTCGCTTAAGTCTTGGGATATTCTTCGATATGTCCCAAGGGTATCAGCAAATTGATGGCATACTCCATCTTTAGTATAAAATTTGATTAGCCAAGGGATATGTTTATTGTCCAAGGCTTCTAGGTTGGTTGTTACAAACCCGCTTTCAGCTGGGCTTGGTCCGTCATAATAGACCTTAAGTTGATATTGATTTTTGGCTTCTTTTAGGGCGTTAGCTTTATTGTCTGCCATAAATCTCCTTTCGTTAAATTGTTAATGTGGTCTTATTATATCACAGATTAGCCAATATGTCGTGCCACTTCTGATTGTTGGCCTCAATGGATCCACCAGAAGCCACCTTCTTCGCAAAGACCTTCTGGCCCCAGAAGGCAAATGTTGCAGCGTCTAGCGCGCTTACATTCATGTTCTTACTCATTGATTCCCAACCAAAGCCGCCATATCTCCCCATCTGGCGCATCTTTGTGACCCTCACGGTCTGATTCAATAATGGCTGATTATAGTGGCTCAGCTCGCCTTTCTGGATTGCGTCGAACATAAACTGATGAGCGGCCACTATTTCCTTCATGTTTGGCTGGATAATCTTCTTCGGTGATACGCCAGCTCTAGTCAATTCTTCATACAGAATAGCTTGGCCAGTAGCTCCATCAATGATAATCTTTGCACAATTCTTCCATCTATCAATCAGCCATTTGGACAAGCGTGCCCAGCCTTCGCTCATGGGGCGCTGCATCACTACTTCTACATGGATCTTCCCATCTTCCAGAGGTTGAGCTACTACTAGAGAATAATCCGTCCTATCTGGGCTGAATTTGACCGCATACACTGGTCTAAACTCATCGTTGAAGATAGGTTTTTCAGTGTAAAGAGCGTCCCAAGCCTTCTGCTGGATCGCCCGCTTTTCTTCTACGCCACTCCACCAGCCGAGCCTCATCCGGTTGAAGTCGTCAGTTGATAAGCTCCGAGATTCAGCCTCAACCGCTGTTCTAAGCAAAAAAGTGTCCAAACTAGGGTTGGCATCATACCAAGCCTTCACGTCGTTCTTGTCTGTCAGATGGTCCACGCCCCACTCTGTCCAACAGCCAGCCTTGCCAGTCATAATTTGTTTGCGTGCTCTACTGAAAACCTCGCCAACAGTTGTAGCCATTGGCGGTGTACCACAATAGATCACTTGAGGATTCTTCGTTTTAGCGGCCGAGATAGTAGGTAACAGGGTTGCCTGGTGGTCGTCCGTCATGTCCGCGGCCTCATCACAAATAAGCTCATCATTTGTCGTGCCTAAGCCGCCAAGCCTAGTCCTAGTCTTAAATGAATAGCGAGCCCCATTCATAAATTCAATAAAATCATAGTTACGAGGCTTATTGCGGAAGCGTGGAGTGAGTAGGTTGAATATCTCTTCATAAGGGTTCTCATAGAAGAAGTCTTGCACTCTGCGCTTGACTACATCAGCTGTACCTTGTTGTTGAGCCGTGAAAAGGCCCTGAGCCTTCCTAAATATAATCCCATAGATAATCCGAGCTACAATGAGCTCAGTCTTACCATTCTGGCGAGCTACAGACAAACCACAGTCCAAATTCACAAACTTCCCATCTTCATCCTCTGCCAGCCAGCGTCTAAGCACTAGTTGCTGCCAAGGCAAGAATGTCATCCCATATTCTTGCAATAATTCAAACAAAAGCTCAGCCTTAGTAGTATCACCTGGCTGATAGATGTCAATCCTTGGCGTTTGATTCGCTTTCATTTTGGGCATAATCCTATTGCAAGCGCTATTGCAAATAATAAGGCGAGCACTAGCGTTCCTAATAAACCTTTAATAGCGTCTTTCATTTATAAACTCCTTCAGTTTCCTTTCCAGACGATACCTTACTCGTCTTTTTCTTTACAGAGGCCTTAGAAGCCGTTTTAGAGGCCTTCTTTTTGGCCGGTTTCTTCTTAATCTGAGGTATTTCAGCCTTTTTGAGCACTTGCTCCAATACTGTGCCCTTTTTCGGTTTCCGGCTCCGAATTTCTCGCAATTCTTTTCTAAAGATGTTGATGTTCTGAGTTAGCCGGGCCACTTCCTGCTGGCTGATATTCGACGTGTTGAGTTGCTGCACATTTTCACGAATCAAGGCCTCATAAAATGCCTCATCATCATCACCAACCGAAATCTGCATAATGTCAGCCTCAGATTTTGCTTTTAATCGCGCCGAATAGAGCTTATCCATCTTGGACGGGTTCTGTATAATCTCAATCCAGCGACTAGCGGCCGCAAAACCCTCCACTGGCAATACCTCAGATAAATATTTTTTTGATTCTAACAATTCTTTGGTTGGAACTTGCCTGAAAAAATCTAGCCAATCGTCGTAAGTGTAACCCTTAGTAGATTCCTCATCTATTGTCAGCATATCGCTGGTGTTCCTTCCTGCCAACCATCCTCATTGCCATCGTGAGTGAACTTCCAGTAACGTTTGCGGATTACATCGCAGTATTTCGGGTCTAATTCCATCATGTAGCACTTACGCCCTAATTGTTCACAAGCGATAAGTGTAGAACCCGAACCGCCAAAAAGGTCTAAAACATTACTACCTTTATTACTACTTATTCTCATTTCATTGCATATTAACTCAATGGGTTTCATAGTGGGGTGTAGCCCTAATTCTCTACTAAACTCTAAACATCTTGAATAATTTACCCCATCTAACCCATTATTCCAAATAGCGTTTTTTCTAAATAAGAGCAAATACTCAATGTCTGGTCTATGGCTATCGCATATTGGGATTGCAGTTGGCTTTTTCCACACTAGAACATTGTATGAATACTTATTGCTAACTGCCCAATCCAAATATTCTGGTAATAATTCTTTATTGCAAAAAATATATGCGTTTAGAACATTTTTTTCAAATTGTTGTGGCAATATAGCAAGAAACCCTTGTGGGTCAAAATCAGAGATGAACTCTATGTTATGCCCTTGTTTTCTTAGAGCTTGTCCAATATCGCCTTTCGGGCCACCATCTGTTTCCAGTCTATACGGCGGATCAGTAAAAACCATATCAGCCTTCTGCCCGTCCATCAGAATCGCCACGCTCCCAGCGTCAGTGCTATCGCCACACATAAGTCTGTGCCTTCCTAACTGATATACCCCCCCCAACTTTGATTTTGGTGGTTCACTCTCGTCAGCTTCTGGGGCTTCGTCCTCAACCACTTCTACTGGCTCATCTTTCCAGTCGTTACCTAGCCAGTCGTTAGCATCAAACCCCCATTTATCTGCTTCTTCGCTGATTAGCTCATCATTCCAATTGAGGTCAATATTTGCTGTCGCATTATCAGCCAATGCCATCTCTCTGCCCTTTTTGGAGTCTAGTTTTAGGTCAGTGCGCTTTACCGCAATAATCTCATCCCCGCTCGTTTCTACTATCTTGACCTTCTCAAGCCCAACCGATCCGGCCGCTTCTACAATGCCATTACCGGCAATGATATTGTTATCCTTATCAATCAAAATAGAGCGTCCCGCTCCATTCTCTCTTAAAGATTTCTCAAGCAAACTCATCCCATACTCAGTGTGCTTATTGAAGTTTTTGTCGTCGAATTTTAAGTCTTTTATATTACTCATTCTCCTCCTTTTCAAACCTACTTATTTTATTAAACTTTTCCCGAATATACTTACCAACCTCCCCCTCCCTAAAACTTACATCTGTTGTGGATAATAACTTCCAATCGCTCCAATCGTCCCAGAATAAATCTTTGACTTTACAATCAAAATTGTCTAGTCCGCCAACTTCCCAATAATTACCATACAAACTCCTAAATCCTGGTATATCAGCGAATCGTTCCAATACCTCTAAAGCCTTCTTACGGTTTATCAGCATTGGTTTGTGAGTTTCATAGTTAAGAGTTGTGCATCCGACTTCTTCTAAAACTCTAATAGTGCCAAGAAGGCGGATTGTATATTGAGAATGCAAGCCGTTTCGTGTTGCTCTTATGCTCTCAATATATTCAGCTAAACTACCATTGTATTGAGGCTTAAAACTCTGCCGATAAGGTTTCATAATAAAAAAATCGTCATTGAACAGCCAAAAGTCCTCTGATATATTCTCATTTTTGCAGACCGCTTGAATGCTATTCCTCACCTTTTCCCACTTATTCAGACCTTGCTGCCTGATCCTAAACATCTTATCCGGGATTAAGCCGTTTGGCCGACCGCCACAAAACCACACCTTACGACACGGCCAATTCTTCTCAACTGTTCTCAGAGAGTATTTGAGCTCATCGTTCGACAACGATTCTTTGACAAAATAGACAACATCAGTTTTACTTTGTCGCTTCATTCTGAAGTGCCCTCTCTATGTCATTGATGTCACTAACTTCTTTTTCGTCATCTGTTCTTACATTCCGGACCGTCTGATAGCTCTGCCATCCTAGATCCATAGCCTTCTTCAAACGGTTATAGTCTGAGCGCGATAAATCTTTTACTAAGTCCATCATCGCATCAAACCTAAGCTCTGATGGATCCTCGTATTCAGACCTCCTTCTTTTGAATAGTCTGCACATTCTTCCTCCTTCCAACTTTTTTAGCTATTATTACCCCCAAATCAAACCACCATTCATCACCGGTGTTGTTGTATTCTTTGGCCGCAACCTGCATCATACACTCTAACACTTGGCGCTCAGTCATTCTTCACCTCCGAAAAGCAAATCTAGGTCTTTTTCAGCTTCGATAACATCTTCTTCTGAAATAGCTGTACAATCAAGGTTGTAGCCTATATTTTGATATTTCCAATCCCAATCATTAAAACTAAACCCTTTATCTTTCAGCCTCTTAAATGCCTTGAGCTTTTCCGCAGCTTTCTCGGCTTCTTCTTTGGATTCAAAGTAGTTGCCGATTTCCTTACTCGCTTCTGTTTCTTCTTCATCTTCATACTCTTCATTAAACGAATCGACCTGCCCACCAGCACTTATAAACCAGTACTCTTTCGGTTCTTCTGGTGCATCTTCCCACTCCTCATTGAGTTCAGCTAGGGATTTATATCGAGTCATGCCTAACCAGATTCCATCTTTATTATTCCCTAAATCTATATCTTCAATGCTGTAGATAGCACCAGTTTTTTTATTCCTAAGTTTCATTTTGAGCCTCACTAGTTACTTCATGATTACAATACCAGCGCGCAGCTTCGTTGAGCTGGCGCGCTTGTTCCACAGTTAATCCCCCAAACCTATCGCGAAAAGAGCTCATCACCTGGCCTCCATACATATTCTTTTAGCTTCTTCTCGCCAGCTCGGCCACGCTTAGACCTTGCCCCGCCTATAGCTCCAGCCTTCTTGGCTAGCGCTGGATTAGCGGCAAAACCACCCTTGCCACTAGCTTGTCCACCTTTGCTCCCAATTCTTCTATAAAAGTCATCCCCATGTTTTTTCTTGTTCGTTGACGCTGCTTTTGCGCCTCCGGCTTTAGTACCTGCCATGTTTACCTCCTAAGTAGTCATCAATTAAATTAAGAGCTTGCTCAAATCCGATCGCAAACTCTGCTTTATACCCTTTGTCATTCAGCTCGCTAAGCACTGCATCTTGCTCAGCGATATGTTCAGAGGCCCAGTCCCCATTCTTCTTCTTGAGCCTGGTCCCTTCTTTTTTCAACTCTACAAAAAGTCCGTGATACTTCCCCACTGGCTCCGCTAATAACATATCCGGCCAAGCTCTTCGCCCGCCGTTCTGCATCTTCTGCATTTTCGCTTGCCACGGTGTCAGCTTCACTCCGCTGCCAAAGTCTGAGTGGAAGATAACATCCGGATACTGCATCCTGATGTAGATCGCCACTTGTTTTTGCAATTCTGCCTCACTCATGGTCAAACCCCTCCCAAATTTTGCCTCTGAAGCATTTTGGAGCGTCTAGAAGCCGTTTGTCCTTCAAAGACTTAAGTCTAGTCATCTCGGCACTTACCGCGCTCCTAGTGGCTGTTTTTTCAAGCCAAGACACTGCTGCTTTAGCTTCGTCCTTAGGCACTATCCACCTGAGCCAGCTGTAGATCGTTCCGAGTTGCATTTCAGTTGGCTTCATTCTTGCCTCCTAACTCGGCTCTACGTTTCGCAAAGTCCGGCTTAAGTACATTGGCCTGCTTCTCGGATAGTTTTAGCCCCATCCAATACTTGATCAACTCATCCGCATCAGTTATCTCGCTTATTCGTTCACGGATCTTCGTAAAATCAACCTTGTTGCCATATACCCGGCCAGTTGCCTCCGGCCCTCCTTTTGTTTTCTCTAGTTTAGCGTCATCATCGCAAGCTAAACCTAGAGCCATCTGAGCCGTGTAGCGCCTGGCGTAAGTCAGAGCTGAGCCCATAGCTTGAGCCGCGTTCATGCCCTTCATCTCAGGCACGATTAGTGGCGCGCCTTGATGCCACTCGTTCTTATCATCTAGCCATCCCATGAATGTTTCACCGTCAATGTTACGGGTTTCCATTATAGGGAGCTTAAAACCTTGATTCACGATGTCGGCCAGTGATGCGTAGTTGTAGCCATAGGCCTTAGATTCACTCTTTACAATCTGCTTATTTTCCATCACCAGTTTGCCTCGAAGTTACGGATCTTGTCCCCATCTCTTATAAAGATAAATGGTCCGCACAGATTCTCTGTTTGCTGTAGCGCACTATACTTAACTTTTATTTTCATTGTTCACCTCCTTAGTAGGTGGTCAAGCAGAGGCTTATATGCAAAAACCAAAAAATCAAAGTATTAT